GCACAGGGGGCCACCCAGAGACTTTTCCGCCTGGGTAGAGGTTAACGACGGGGCCTGTAGGGCCAAAACAGGCGATATTTTCAACATTTCGGAGCGAAAACACATGCCACGCGGCGGATACCGACCCGGCGGCAGCGGGCCGCAGCCAGGATCGGGGCGTCCGAAGAAGGGCGAGCAGCCGGTCGCCAAGATGGTGCTGACCGAATCCATGCTCATCGGCATGTCGCCGCTGGAATACATGCTCTCGGTCATGCGCGACCAGACCGCCGACGCGGCGCGTCGCGACCGGATGGCGCAGTGTGCCGCGCCCTACGTCCACGCTCGAGCCGAGGTGGCGGGCAAGAAGCAACAGGCCGACGAGATCGCGGCGACCGCCGAACGCGGCACCGACTGGGAGCAGCTGCTGGCGAACTGATGGCCTGGGATACATCCTGCCGCGACTGGGCTGATCGGCTCCGGTCGGGCCGGTCCCTGGTCCCCGATCTCCCACTCGATCAGGACGCCGCGCGCAGGGCGGCGGGCATATTCGACGCGCTGCGTCTGCCGGATGTTCCCGGCCAGCCGAGGATGCGCGAGGCGGCGGGCGACTGGCAACGGGACATCGTCAAGGCGTTGTTTGGGTCGGTGGTCGGCGGTCAGCGGCAGATCCGCGAGGCGTTCGTCCTGGTGCCGAAGAAGAACTCGAAAACGACCGCCGGAGCGGCGATCATGCTGACGGCGCTCCTGGTCAACCAGCGGCCACGCGCCGAGTTCCTCTTGATCGCGCCGACGCAGGAGATCGCGGATCTAGCCTTCGGCCAGGCCGTCGGCATGATCGAGGCGGACCCGGTGCTGGCGTCCAAGTTCCACGTTCAGAGCCATCTCAAGCGCATCAGCTACCGGCAGACGAAAGCCTTCCTGAAGGTCAAGTCGTTCGACCCGAAGGTGGTCACTGGCACGAAGCCAGCGGGCATCCTGCTGGACGAAACGCACGTCATCGCCGAAGCGCCCGACGCGGACCGCGTCATCGGCCAGCTTCGCGGCGGTCTGATCTCGCAACCCGAAGGGTTCTTGATCCAGATCACGACCCAGTCCGAGCGACCGCCGGCTGGTGTATTCGCGGCGGAGCTGTCCAAGGCGCGCAAGGTTCGTGACGGCACGCTGAACGCGCCGCTGCTGCCGGTGCTCTACGAGTTCCCCGAGGGTGTCGATTGGCAAGATCCGGCGAATTGGCATCTGGTCACGCCGAACAACGGCCGGTCGATCACGGTCGAGCGACTCATTCCCGACTACGAGGCCGCGCGCGAGGCAAGCGAGGCCGAGTTGCGACGCTGGGCATCGCAGCATCTCAACGTGCAGATCGGCGTCGCGCTGCGATCCGATGGCTGGGCTGGCGCGCAGTTCTGGATCCGAGGCAACGGCGGGCCACGCTCGCTGGACGAGCTACTCGACCGCGCCGAGGTGGCGACGGTCGGCATCGACGGCGGCGGACTGGACGATCTGTTCGGATTCGCCGTCATCGCGAGGGAACGAGACACGCGCCGCTGGCTACTCTGGGCGCACGCGCTGATCAGCCCCGAGGGGCTCGACCGGCGCAAGGCCAACGCGGCGCTCTACAGCGACTTCGCGCGCGATGGCGATCTGACGGTGGTCGATGGGCTTCCCGGCGACCTCGAATGGATCAAGGCACATGTCGGGCTTGTCCTCGACGCCGGATGCCTGGCGATGGTCGGCGCAGATCCCGCCGGCATCGGCGGCGCGGTTGACGCGCTGGCCGAGATAGGCGTCTCGGAAGAGACGAAATTGCTGGTCGGTGTGCCTCAAGGCATCCGGCTGATGAACGCGGCCAAGACCGTCGAACGCAAGCTCGTCGACGGCTCGTTGAAACACTCAGGCTCGCGCCTTCTGGCGTGGTGCGCGGGCAACGCGAAGGTCCGCGCGACATCGACGGCGATGATGATTGAGCGAGCGGCGAGCGGATACGGAAAGATCGACCCATTGATGGCATCCTTCAACGCGGCGCACCTCATGACGCTCAATCCGACCGTCGCCGGACCGGCGGCGGCGTGGGCGATGCCGTGCTGAAATGGCTTGAGCGGCTGTCTGGCCGCGACGAGAAGAAAGCGGTCGAGTTCACCGAGGGCTGGCTCGATGCTGCCTTTGGCTATTCGCAGTCATGGACCGGCGAGCCGGTCACCGTCTCGACGGCGCTTCAAGTCCCGGCGTTCTACCGCGCCGTCATGGTCATCGCGGACGGTCTCGCGCAGCTGCCGATTGTGCTGATGCGACCGACCGATGGCGGGATGGAACCGGCGACGGATCATCCGCTGTTCGACCTCTTCGCGCGCTCTCCGAATGCGTGGCAGGACGCGAGCGAATGGGTCCGCACGACGATGATGCACAAGGCATCGACCGGGTGCGCGGTGTCGTGGCGCAACGTGGTCAACGGGCAGATCCGCGAGTTGATCCCGATCAAGCCCGATAACGTCCAGATCGTCGTCCGACAGGATCTGGAGCTCGAATACACGATCTCGTTTGAGAACAGCCGCACGCTGACGCTCTCGCGTGGCGAGGTGTTCCATCTCAGGTCGCCGTCGTGGGACAGCGCGCGCGGGCTCGACCCGGTGCTTCTCGGTCGGCAGGCGCTGGGGCTGGCGCAGGCCAGCGAGCGAAGCCAAGCGGCGCTGCACAAGAACGGCGTTCGCACGACCGGCTTGTTCACGCTCGACGGCAATCCGTCGCAGGAGCAACGAGACCGGGTGCGCGAGGCCATCGCCTCGATGTACGGCTCGGCGTCGAACACCGGAAAGCCGGTGCTGGCGAGCGGCGCGCTGAAATTCACGCCCACGCAGATGACCGGCGTGGACGCGCAGCACCTCGAGACGCGAAAGCATCAGATCGAAGAGATCGCGCGGCTGATGGGCGTCTTCAGCATCATGCTCGGTCACGCGGGCAACAACTCGCCGACGTTCGCGTCCGCCGAGGCGTTCTTCGCGGCGCATGTCCGCTACACGCTCCAGCCCGAGATCAAGGCGATGACCAGCGCGCTCAACGCGCAGCTGCTCACCGATGAGGAGTGGAGCGCGGGCTACCGCTTCACGATGGACACAAGCGAGCTTCTGCGAGGCTCCCTCAAGGACCGCGCCGAATACTACGACCGCGCTATTCGCGGCGGCTGGATGACCCGCAACGAGGCGCGCGAGGACGACGGGTGGAACCCGATAGATGGTCTCGACAAGCCACTCTTCCCGCTGAACATGGGCGAGGTCGCGGGCCAGGGATCGGACGCGGACGTCGCGCAGCCTGTCGATGTCGAGGACGACGCGCAGAAGAACCCGTGGACGCCGACCGACGAGATGGCGGCGAACGCGCGGCGCGCGCTTGCGTGGCGCGACGAATACGGGCGCGGCGGTACCGCCATCGGAATCGCTCGCGCGCGCGACATCAGCAACGGTCGCCGTCTGCCGCGCGACACCATCATGCGGATGGTTTCGTTCTTCGCTCGACATGAGATCGACAAGGAAGCCGAAGGCTTCCGCCAGGGCGAGCCGGGCTTCCCGTCGAACGGACGCATCGCATGGGATCTCTGGGGCGGCGACGCTGGCCGCGCATGGGCGAACAGGATCGCCGACAGGATTGAGGAGCTCGGAGAATGAGCAACGGCGTCGCGAGCATCGCGCTCGAAGTCAAGTTCGCGGCCGACAAGCCGATGGGCTCGTTCTCGGGCTACGGCGCGGTCTACGGAAACATCGATGAAGGCGGCGACATGATCACGCCGGGCGCGATGGCGCGCAGCCTCGCGTCGTGGGGCGCGAAGAACATGCTCCCGGCCATGTACTACAACCACGACCGCTCCAAGGGCGCTGTTGGCGTCTGGGAAAAGATGAGCGAGGACCAGAACGGTCTGCATGTCGAGGGCCGGATCATCGGCCTCGACACCGACGAGGGAAAGATGACCTACGCGCGGCTGCGCGAGGGTGCGATCAAGGGCATGTCAATCGGCTACCGCGTCCCCGCCGGCGGATCGAAGATGGGCACGGGCCGCACCGGAGAGCCGCGCCGCTGGCTCAAGGCCATCGATCTGCGCGAGGTGTCGGTCGTTGACGACCCGATGAACCCGCTCGCGAAGTTGGCCTATCTCAAGAGCGCTCCCGCGCTCATTCTCGACGCGCGCGGCCTCGAGGCCGCTCTGCGCGAAGAGCACAAAATGTCCATCGCCGAGGCCAAGAGCCTCGTCGCGGTGGTCCGTCGTCACTTGCGCGATGCAGGTGATGATCACGCCGACGCCTCTCGTGATGACGAGGTCGAGGCTCTGGTCGCGTCGCTGAAGCGCGCGGCTTCCATCCTCTCCACGAAAGGGTAATCCCATGGAACTCCACGAACTGAAGGGCGCGGTCGATGCTGTCGGCTCCGCTTTCGAGGCCTTCAAGGCCACCAATGACGCGCGCCTCGCCGAGATCGAGAAGAAGGGCAGCGCCGATGTCGTGACGCGCGACAAGCTCGACCGGATCGAGACGTCGCTGTCGAAGTACGAGAGCCTCAACCAGAAGCTGGTTCAGGCCGAACTCGTGGCGAAGAACGCCTCCGAGACCGCCGCCGATCTGGCCGCGAAGCTCAATCGCCTGGGCTCGGGCAAGGCCGCGCCCGAGGCCGACGAGATCAAGGCGCGCGCGAACGACTGGATGCGGGCCGTGGTCCGTTCCATCGCGCGCGGTGACGGCGCTCTGTCCGAGAGCGAGCGCAAGAGCCTCGACGGCGTCGCCGCCGAAATGAAGAGCCTCTCGCTGTCGCCCGACACGCTCGGCGGCTATCTCGCGCCGACCGAGTACGTCCGCGAGATCATCAAGGGCGTCGTCGAGGTCACGCCGTTCCGCGCTGTCGCGCGCACGCGACAGACCACGCAGAAGGCGATCCAGCTGCCGAAGCGCACCGGCACCTTCTCGGCGCAGTGGGTCCAGGAGCAGGGCACGCGCTCCGAGACCACCGGCCTGACCTACGGCATGGACGAGATCCCGACGCACGAGATGTTCGCGCTGGTGGACATCACCAACCAGATGCTCGAAGACGCCGCCTTCAACATGGAGGCCGAGGTTCGCGCCGAGGCCACCGAGCAGTTCGCGAAGGCCGAAGGTGCGGCGTTCCTCTCGGGCTCCGGCGTCGGTCGTCCGTTCGGCTTCCTCAACAACGCTTCCATCGCGACCGTGAACAGCGGCGCGGCGGCCGCGCTGACGGCTGACGGTCTGCTGTCGGTCTACTACGGCATCAAGACCGACTACGCGCGCGCGGCGGTGTGGATGCTGAACCGCAGCACCATCGGTCAGATCCGCCGCCTCAAGGACGGCGACGGCGAGTATCTCTGGGCTCCTGGCCTGGCCGGCGGCGTGCCGAACACCATCAACGGCGCGCCCTACGTCGAGGCCGCTGACATGCCGGATGTCGGCGCGTCGGCCAAGCCCGTCGCGTTCGGTGACTTCCGCCGTGGCTACGTCATCGTGGATCGCATCGCGATGGAGATGCTCCGCGATCCGTACACTCAGGCGACCTCCGGCGCGGTCCGCATGATCTTCCGCCGCCGCGTCGGTGGTCAGGTCGTGCTGCCCGAGGCCATCGTGTTGCAGAACGTCGCCCTCTGATCTGACTGAGAAAGGACCATCCCAATGGCCTCCAAAGACCTTCACAACAACATCGACATCAAGCGGGCGATCTCGCCCGTGTCGGTGTCCGACAACACCGCGCAGGTGTCGCAGATCCTCGACACGCGCGGCTACGAGAGCATCGAGCTGGTCATCGCGACCGGCTCGATTGCCGACGCAGACGCGACGTTCGTCGTCCTCATCGAGGACGGCGACAGCGCGACGCTGACGGACGCGGCGGCTGTGTCCGACACGTTCCTCCTCGGCACCGAGGCCCTCGCGGGCTTCCAGTTCGATGACGACAACGAATGCCGAAAGATCGGCTATGTCGGCGGGAAGCGCTACGTCCGCGCGACCATCACGCCGGCCAGCAACGCCAGCGCGGCGTTGTTCTCGGCGGTGTGGGTTCTGGGCAATGCCAGGACCGCTCCGTCGTCGAACCCGCCGGCCTGATCTGACTGGGCGGCGGGCTTCGGCTCGCCGCCCTCTCTTCCGAACGAGGTGCTCACATGAGCTATTCGACGCAGAACTACGACGCGCAGGGCGGCGCGCTCTCCGTCATCGGGGGCGAGCTTCGCATCTCGGGCGGCTACATCAGCGGCGGCGCGATCCTCAACAAGCGCCAGCGCTTCACCATCGCTGAGATCAACGCGGGCGCGACGCTCCTTCCCGCGATCCCGGGCAAGAGCTACCGGATGGTCGCCTGCAAGGCGATCTCGGTCGGCGGCGCTGCGGGTGCAGTGACGACGGTGGACGTTACCGGCACGCTATCGACCTCTCGCAAGCTCGTGGCCTACGCGCAGGCCAACCTGACCCAGTCCACCGTCCTGTTCGACGGCGGCACCGGCGGCACGGTCCTGGCCGACGGCGCAAGCTACACGGCGAACGACGCGGGCACGGCGATCCTGGTCGGCAAGACGGGATCGAACGTGACGACGGCGACGCATATCGATGTAATCTTCGACTACGTCGTCGAG